AGAACCACGAAGGCAATCGTAGAATTGGTCTTGGAGTGATGGGGCTTGGCGAGCTTTTGGTGAGAATGAAATTGCGGTATGGGTCTGCTGATGGTCTTGTCTTTGTAGACGAACTTTTTAAAACAATAGCAGAGTCCTCATACATGGCATCAGTAGATCTTGCAAAAGTAAAAGGCTCCTTTCCCGCCCTTGATAGAAAACAATATCTAAAATCAGGGTACATGAAGGGAATGCCCGAGCATGTACGAGATGCAGTGCTAGAGCATGGAATAAGAAACGTATGCTTACTAACCGTTGCTCCCACAGGAACCACTGGGACAATGAAAGGAACTTCAACTGGTGTGGAGCCTTACTTCAACTGGCAGTACACCAGAACTTCTAGACTAGGTACAGAAATTGAAACCGTACCAGTCATTGACGATATGGGTCTGGACATAAATGATCTTCCAGACTACTGCGTCACAGCGATGGACCTCAAACCAGAGGAACACGTTGCTGTTCAAGCAGCAGTTCAACGATGGGTTGATTCTGCTATCAGTAAGACAACAAACTGTCCGTCAGACTTTACAGTCGAACAGACTGATCGTTTGTATCGTCTTGCTTATGATCTTGGGTGCAAAGGGGTTACTATATATAGAGATAACTCCAGATCAGAACAAGTGCTAAACAACATGGATTCTACTGAAGATGATGTAGAAGAAGTTGAAGCTTGTAGGATTGATGATCCTGACTGTGTGACTTGCGCCCTATAGGGTATGGAAGAAAAAGAAGAGTTAGTAACATATATATACGAAAATTCATGCGGAATTGAAGAGGAAATTGAGTTCACATTTGATTGTGAGCCTCCTCCTAGTATCATGATGCCCACCGATTCTGGTCATTTTGAAACTTTTGTGTTGATTTATGAAGAATATGAAGATATTGATGATTAATTGTTCTTTTATGTTGGGTTTTTTGCTGTGATTGTGGTAAGATTATCTTGATATGAGTGACCAATATGTAAAACATGGTAAAAGATTGTATGTCCCCCAGTCATCTTTTGGTGTATGCGTGTGGAAAATGCCCGATGGTGGTATTGTTGCAGACGCAGATGGCAATTATTTGTGTGCTGAAGGGATGATGAATGATCCTAAAGTAGAAAAACATGTGGCTGAAGCTGCAAAGTATTGGACTGGATCAACGGACGGTCAAGTCATGTGGATTGATGGCGCTCGAAAAGTTTCGGCATCTGAACGTGAAGATCAGGTTGAAAGATTAAATCAAGGTTTAACTCCTGACCCACTTGAAGATACTATAATAGCCCTTTCTAATAAGAAAAAAGGTACAGGATGAGTGATATGATTAAAACTTCTTTTATTGAAGACGACGAAAATTCCGAGGTTGAGATTGATGACGTAACTTATCATCAGGTTAAGTCCGAGATTGTTACAACTGACTCTTTTAAAAAGATTGACCCAAAGAGGCAATCAGTAAAGATGAAAAGAAAAATGCAAAGACTAGAGAAGAAAGCCAATACAGGTCTTGATTCTTCTTCTTCTAAATTTGTAGACCCACAATCTCTTGATGGATATGCATTGTATGATGTTGTTGAGCCACCTCATGATTTAAATATATTAGCTGACTTATATGAGACAAATACGTCACATTATGCATCTATAAATGCAAGAGTGGCAAACACAGTCGCTTTAGGATTTAGGTTTGGTAATTCTGAAAAAACCAAGCGTAGAATTGAAAAGGCAGACAGTGATGCCAAGGTGGAAAGAGTTCGTCAAGACATCTCTCGTGAGAAAAAGAAATTAAACTATTTATTTGACGAATCAAATTCTGACGACACTTTTGTAGAAATGATGATAAAGCTATGGACTGACTATCTAACGGTAGGCAATGCGTATTTAGAGATTGGTAGAACAAACTCTGGAAACATTGGTTACATCGGTCACGTTCCTGCTCTAAACATTAGGGTTAGAAGAACTCGTGATGGGTACGTTCAAATGGCAAAACATGCAAAGCTACAATCGGTCTTCTTTAGGAACTTTCAGGACCTAGAGACCTCTGATCCAATAAATGGTGATGCAAGACCAAATGAGATTATTCATTTCAAAGCCTACTCTCCAAGAAACAACTACTACGGAGTCCCCTCGGCAGTAACTGCTATTGGGGCAATCCTTGGAGACAAGTACGCTAAGAATTACAACATTGACTATTTTGAAAATAAAGCTATCCCGAGATACGCTATTATTCTCAAAGGAGCCAAGTTAAGCAACAAGTCAAAACAAGAACTTGTTAATTACTTCAGAACAGAAGTAAAAGGAAGGAACCATGGAACCCTCATTGTTCCTCTTCCTGCATCTTTAGGCGGTGACGTTGATTTAAGGTTTGAAAAACTAGAAAACACCGTACAAGATGCTTCGTTCGATAAGTTTAGAAAATCAAATCGTGATGAGATTCTGGTAGCTAACAGAGTGCCTGCTCCTAAAGTGGGGGTTTACGACAACGCAAACCTTGCTGTCTCTAGAGATGCAGACAAAACATTCAAAGTACAGGTCGTAGGGCCTGATCAGAAGATTATTGAAAAAAAGATCAATCAAATAATTAAGGAATTCACTGACCTTGTTGAATTTGAATTTGAACAGATCGACTTGGTAGACGAAGATGTGCAGTCAAAGATTCGTGAAAGATACCTTCGCACTGCAGTCATATCACCTAACGAGGTGCGTGAATCTCTCGGACTACCAGACAGGGAAGATGGTGATGATGTTCTACCATACCCAAGTGTTCTTAAAGAAATGGACTTGCTAATGCAAACTGGCGTTGATCCATTTACAGGAGAAGACATCGAAGAAAAAGAACCAAAAAAGCCAGAGGGCGCTCCAGAGGGGAACAGTAATGCTTCTGAACCACCAAGAGGAGATGACTCAGCAAGTGATGGCGAGAGAGAAGACCGAGGTTCTGGTCAAGACTCTAGTCAGCCACGAGAAAGAGATTAATATAGGAGGAGAATATGTACACAAATAGTACAATAGTATATTCAGACACAGCAGTCGCTAGTACTGATGGTGAGATAAGTTTATCTCATCACACTAGCGCAATATATTTCCATAATACACATGCTTCTACCGCAGCTTCCGTGAAGCTTAATGGTAACAGATCAGTATTGATTCCTGCAGGTGGGACAACCTATGTGTGCGTCCCCGGTGATTATACTAAATTTGAGGTTACAACAGCATCAGTTACCCTAGCCATGTACGCTGTGGGATAATTGTAATTAAAGCCATTTTTATGGTATGCTAAAAATTGTAGCTTTATAAGGAGGCAATTATGCATGATAATAAATTACAACTAATGTTTCCAATTTCTATGATTAAGAAAGAGGAAAGAATAGTTGTGGGTATTGCTACGTCTGACAATATAGATAAGTCTGGAGATGTTGTTGGTTTCGACGCGTCCGTTAAGGCTTTTAATAGTTGGCAGGGCAATATCCGCGAAATGCATCAGCCGCTCGCCGTTGGTAAAGCAGTAGGGCATCGCCCTGTGGAGATAAATCATAATGGTGCTAATTTTAAAGGGATTGAAGTTTCAGCTTATATCTCCAAAGGTGCTCAAAGCACTTGGGAGAAAGTATTGGATGGAACGTTAAGTTCTTTTTCTATTGGTGGTCGTGTTTTAGAAAGGGAATTGGATGAAACCAAAGAATTTCGTGGACAACCTATTAGTGTTATTACTGATTATGAGTTGGGTGAACTAAGTTTAGTTGATAATCCAGCTAATCCTGCTGCCAACATTACGTTAGTTAAATCTGACGAAACAGGACTACAGTACGCTCTTGACGTTGTGGATGGAGAGTGCTATAAGATTGGCGACACGACTGTATGTGTAACTGATATTAAATCTGATGAAGGAGAACCTGTGAGTGGAGATTGCTCATGTGGGTCCGATTGTCAGTGCGACAGCGAAGGCGGTTGCGATTGTGAATCAGCAAGTTCAGAAGAAGATGAGTCAAATGTTGCGGAAAAGTTGCAATTAAATGATAATTCTGCTACAGTTCAAGACATGGACAACGTAGAAACTGACACTACTACTGAGGCTGAGCTATCAAAAGATACCCCAGTTGAAGATGTTGTGTCTGAAATGAGTTTAGATGAACAATCTAACGAAAAGATCTCACTTTTGAGGAGGTTTATGACTTGGCTAAATGATGTTCCAGAGGAAGATCTAATCAGCTTAAGTGGTGAATCTCTATCGGAAGTAGAAAAGTCTGTTGAGGTACAAGATGAAATTGAGCTTAAAGCAGACGATATTGATGAAGGAGATAGTATGAATATCGAAGAAATTACTATGGCTCTTGGTACTGTCATTGATGAGAAACTAGCTAGTTTCGCAGAAGCCTCAAACGAAAAAGTAGAGGCTTTGATCGAAGAAAAGCTAGCTGAAGTCACTGACGCAGTAAGCAAGAATCAAACTGAGATTGAAGAAAAAATCGAAGAAGTAACAAAAGAAGTCACCGAGCGTGTCGAGGATGTTGACTCACGAGTCGAAACAGTCGAAAATGCCGGTGCAATTAAAAAAAGTGTTGACGAGAGTGAAATAGATGATGATGAAGCAGTTATTGAAAAATCTGCTGACGAAGAGAATGCCTTTTGGGGCAATCTTTTCCTCCCTCAAGATCTAATTAAGTCTCTTGGATACAGGTCATAGGAGGAAATAATAATGGCAAATGAAGAACTACTTCAAAAAGCAAACGAAGTAACTACCTCCGTGGTAGGAAATGCTTCAGGTGGTATATTAAAACCAGCACAAGCTAACCGCTTTATTGATTTCGTTGTTGATCAGTCTGTTCTTATGCAACAGTCTAGAGTCGTGCGTATGCGCAGCGATTCAATGGAGATTGACAAAGTATCAGTAGGGACTCGTCTACTTGCAAAGGCAACTGAAGCAAGTGACACTGGTGCAAACGCAGCAGTAACCTTTTCAAAGGTTGCTCTTTCCACAGTTAAGCTACGTCTTGACTGGGAAGTAAGCACCGAATCCCTTGAGGATAACATCGAAGGTGATTCCCTTGAGGATCATCTCGCTCAAGTTATGGCGCGTCAAACGTCAAACGACTTAGATGACTTGCTCATCAATGGTGATACTACATCAGCAAATGCTTTGCTTAAAGCACTTGATGGTTTCGTTAAGCTTGGAAAAGCTAGCGGTACAACCGTAGATGAAGCTGGAGATAACTCTAGCAGATCAGTATTTGACAGGATTCTTCGGAATCTTCCTAACAAATACCTACAACGCCGCAATGAACTTCGGTTCTTTGCTGGTCCGGGTATTGTTCAGGACACAATCTGGTCAATGCAAGCACCAAACGCAACAACCGCAGGTTCCGAAGGTGCACCAGCACCCGGATCAACCTATGGTGACCGTTTAATGCAAGGCGGAGCAGGCGCAAATGGAGGCCCCGGTGCAACCGGACTCGCCCCATTCGGAATTCCTCTAGTAGAAATTCCACTTATGCCTGAAACTGTTACAGGTGATCACTCAGGTGCATCTGGTAACCATGGTTATATTTCATTAACATTCCCCAACAATCATGTTGTGGGTATACAGCGTGAAATCACACTTTATCGTGAATTCAAGCCAAAGAAAGATACCATTGAGTTTACACAGTTTACTCGCATGGCTGCAAACATTGAAAATGCAGATTCTTATGTAATCGCTAAGAACGTAGGAATTAGAGCAGCTTAATTGTAACTAGTTTATAATTTACGAAAGGCCCCCATCGAAAGGTGGGGGTTTTTCAATTTCTGCGTTGCTATTAATGTTCTGCTGTGCTATCATTTTAATTATGGCTGAAGAAAGTAAAAAAGAAGAGACCAAAAAGCCTGCTGCTAAACCTGCTGCTAAGGCTCCTGCCAAAGCTGCTGCAAAGCCTGCTGCTCCTAAAGAGACCATGTTGTTTATGAGACATGGCGCAGGGTATAGCGTTGGGGATGTTAAATTCACAAGAGATCATCCTTATCAACTTGTACCCGCTGAAGCCGCAGAAAGGCTACTTGCTACTGAGCAATTTGAGAAAGCCTCTAAAAAATCTGTTACAGAATTTTACGGAGAGTAAGTATCGTGGCTGGCATCACGAATTATTTGGAAAACGAACTTCTCGATCACGTTTTGAGGGGTTCATCTGGCGCATATACTGGTCCTACGACTGTGTATTTAGCGATATATAGTGCTGCCCCTAACGACTCTGGTGGTGGAACCGAGATTGGTGTGACCAGACAGAGTATAACATTCTCGGCTGCTTCAGGAGGAACTATATCAAATAGTGGTTCAATTTCCTTTACCAGTATGCCTACTGTTACTGTTTCACATGTGGGGGTGTTTGACGCATCAACAAGTGGCAATCTTTTGTTTCATGGAGCGCTAACATCCTCTGCTTCAGTAACGTCTGGCGATACGTTTACAATTCAAGCTAACGATTTGCAAATTAGTTTGGACTAATTCTTTTGGTAAAAAAACCACAAAATGGTATAATAACAGTATTATGTCTTTTAACTATAATCTAACAATCGATCAGGGTGCAACGTTTTCTAAAACTTTTACTTATAAGTCCGGTGGTAATGCTGTTGACTTAAGTACGCACACTGCACGCATGATGGTTCGATCAAGTTATGATGCTTCAAGCACTCTAGTTAGTTTAACAAGTGCTGGTGGAGATATTACTTTAGCTTCCAATGGTGTTATCGTTGTTACGGTAAGCGCAACAGCAACAGCGGCACTTGCCGCTCCAAACTCTGGTGTTTATGACTTAGAGATAGTTGCTTCTGATGGGACTGTCACAAGACTACTTCAGGGTAATGTAAGCATCACGCCGGAGGTTACTAAGTAATGTCTGATACAAGCATCATAGTTAATGAAATAGCAGAAACAATGACGGTCATCGCAGATGATAAAACAGTCGTTGTAGAAGAGCCTGCAAAAACTCTTAACATAGTTGAAGATAATAACACTCTCTCAATAACTGAGGTCCGCGAAACTCTCGTGGTGGAGGATGGCGCTACAAATCTAGAGTCAACCGCGCCTAGAGAAGTATTAACAGCAGTTGATACAGGACCACAGGGACCGCAAGGTGATGTTGCTACTATTGCTATAGGAACAACATCTACCGTTGCAAACGGTGTAGGAAGTTCTGTTACAAATACTGGTACGACTAGTGCGGCTATTCTCAATTTTCAACTTGAGGCTGGCCCTTCTACTAATTCTACAACAGTATTTGATCAATCATCTTCTGCATCAACATGGACGATTAATCATAATCAGGGGCGATATCCATCTGTAGACGTTTTAGATTCTGCAGGAACGCACGTTATCGGTGATATATCATACACCTCACTTGATCAAGTTGTGGTTACTTTTGAAAACGCATTCGCTGGTAAGGCTATTATTATTTAGGAGGAACAATGGCAAAGAAATTTTTAGTACCAATAGATTTAGAGTCCTATTTGGATCTAAACAAAAACGAACTTAGAAATGCAGTTGTGCAAAGCTTAGGCACAGCGCCCGGGTCTCCATCTAATGGTCAAATATACTACGATTCAGGAGACAACAAACTATACTTAAGAGCGAATGGCGCTTGGGTGTATGTAAACCGTGATGCAGCCACTACTTCAGTAGATGGTCTAATGTCATCAAGCGACAAAACAAAATTAGATGGGGTTGCATCAAGTGCTGATGTAACCAATTCAACAAACGTAAACTCTGCAGGCGCAGTAATGGAGTCAGATTTTGATGCTGGCACGTTTTTATATGCAGCCTCGGATGATACCCCTGTAACTAAAACTCTTGCTGAGGTCCGAACATTGCTTAATGTTGAAGACGGAGCCACGGCAGATCAGACAGGAGCAGAGATACTATCCCTCCTAACAGGAGTCGATGGTGCAAGCTCTGCTCTTGATGCTGACAAACTAGACGGAGAAGAAGGAACGCATTATCTTGCTAGAGCAAACCACACCGGAACGCAGACAGCAAGTACCATATCTGATTTTGATACTCAGGTGGTAACGAGCAGGCTTGATGAGATGGCTGCTCCAACTTCTGCGGTATCATTTAACTCTCAAAGAGTCACAAGCGTTGCTACTCCAACCTCTGATTCTGACGCAGCAACAAAATCTTATGTAGATTCAACAAAAGAGGGGCTAACTGTTAAAGAGCCTGTTCGTGTTGCAACTACTGCTGCAATAACTATTTCAACCGATCTCCAGAATGGGGACGCTATAGATGGCGTTACTCTTGCGACTGGTGATCGTGTATTGGTCAAAGATCAGTCAACCGCTTCTGAAAACGGCATCTACGATGTTGTTGCTTCAGGGGCAGGCACAAGATCATCTGACTTTAATGCCAGTGCAGACTCTGTACCGGGTTCTTTCTGTTGGATTAATGAAGGAACAACAAACGGAGATGTACAATTTGTTTTAACAACTAATGGTCCTATAACTTTAGGAACCACTTCGCTTACTTGGACTAAGTTTACTTCTGCAACAACTATTTCTGCAGGAAATGGCCTTTCAAAGAGTGGAAATGAATTATCTGTTAATCTCGATTCCAATCCCGGCTTGTCCGTTGGTGGATCTGGACTAAAGGTTAATTCTTCCATTGCAGGCACAGGGCTTACTTGGTCTAGCGGTGTTATTAATCGTGATACGATTGATGTAACATCTGATATTACTGGCACACTGCCTGTAGCTAATGGTGGTACAAATGCCACCACGACTGCTGCAGCAAAAACAAGTCTTGGCTTTATGACAAGATATGCCGCAACCCTGTCCGGTGATGACACTACTACTAGTCACACCGTTACTCATAGCTTAGGCACTAGAAGCGTTATAGTTTCTGTATATGCTTCTGCTAGCCCATATGCTGAGGTTGAGGTAGATATTAAACATACTAGCACTAGTGCACTAACCATAGATTTCGGTTCTGCACCTGCTACTGGAACTGATTACGAAGTAGTGGTAATTGGTTAATAAGACATTTTTTCCGAGGGAAAAGTGATATAATATATAAAGGACGGTTGAGGTCGTGGCTAAATCATTTAAAACAGTAATTTCTATAGACGATGCAGCATCTGCTGCTTCTGAAGCAATTAGAACTAAAGTTGCTGGTGATAGCCAAGCTAGACTTTCTATTGATGTTGGTGGTAAATTAACTTGGAGTTCTGGTGCCGCTACAGGCGATACTACTTTATACAGAGACTCCGCAAACACTCTTAAAACTGATGATGCTTTTGCAGCGGCTAGTTTAGATATATCTGGAAATGCCGATATTGATGGCACGTTAGAGGCTGATGCTATCACTGTCGATGGTACAGCTTTAAATGAATATATTGCCGACACTATTGGAGCAATGGTTGGTAGCAATACTGAAACTGGAATTTCAGTTACTTATGATGATTCTGATAATACATTAGACTTTGTAGTAAGTACTCTCAATCAAGATACTACTGGTAATTCCGCCACTGCTACAGCGCTGGAAACTGCGAGAACTATTGGCGGTGTTTCTTTTAATGGTACAGCAAACATTGATCTTCCGGGTGTTAATTCATCCGGTAATCAAGATACGTCAGGTACCGCTGCTTTGGCAACATCTGTTACAGTTTCTGCCAATAACTCTACAGATGAGACCGTTTATCCTTTATTTGTTGATGGCGCAACAGGAACGCAAGGCGCAGAGACTGATACTGGATTAACATATAATCCTTCTTCTGGAAATCTTACTATAGGGGGAGAATTAGTTGCTGCATCGTTAGATATATCTGGAAACGTAGATGTTGATGGAACTTTAGAGGCTGATGCTTTAACTATTGATGGAACTTCTTTGTCTGAAACTATCGCTGATACTGTTGGCGCTATGGTCACAAGTAATACCGAAACTGGAATTGCTGTTACTTATGACGATAGTGATAACACTTTAGATTTTGTTGTTGGCACCCTTAATCAGAATACTACTGGAAATGCCGCTACCGCTACAGCCCTTGAGACTGCTAGAAATATCGGTGGCGTTTCTTTTGATGGTACAGGAAACATAAACTTACCGGGTGTAAACACTTCGGGTAACCAAGATACATCAGGTAATGCTGCTACAGCAACTGCTCTTGCAACTGCGAGAAATATTGGTGGAGTTAGTTTTGATGGAACTGGCAATATAGATTTGCCGGGAGTTAATTCATCTGGTAATCAAGATACTTCAGGCACGGCTGCCTTGGCTACTACGGTTACTGTTACAGCAAATAATTCAACTGATGAGACTGTATACCCTGTCTTTGTTGATGGTGCAACAGGAACGCAAGGTGCAGAGACAGATTCTGCGCTTACCTATAATCCAAGCTCAGGTAATTTATCTATAGGTGGCCAACTCTCTGCTGCCACGCTAGACATTTCTGGCAACGTAGATGTTGACGGCTCTTTGGAGACAGACGGTTTGTCAATCAACGGAGCCATTACTTTCCCAACTGCTGATGGTTCAGCAGACCAAGTGCTAACTACAAATGGCTCTGGAACTTTAAGTTGGGCAGATCAGTCAGGTAGCGGTGGTGGTGCTAGTGTCTCGATTTCTGATACCGCTCCCGGCAGTCCGTCTGCTGGCAATCTTTGGTATGAGAGCGACACTGGTAAAACTTTTATTTACTATGGTGATGGCTCTAGCAATCAATGGGTTGAGGTTGGTGCTTCTTCTGCTGCGGCGGCTGGGGCTGCTGGTCAGGTTCAGTACGCTTCTTCGGGGGCGTTCGCTTCTTCAGCAAACTTTACTTTTGATGGGACTTCTACAGTTACATTAACTAGCACTGATACAGGAGATTCAGCCGCACCAATAATTGAATTGTATAGAAATAGTTCTAGCCCTGCCGATGCAGACTATATCGGTCAGCTTAAATTTCAGGCAGAGAATGACAATGATCAGAAAGTTGTTTATGCAAAAATAACAGCAAAAATTGGTGACGCTACGGACACTACTGAAGATGGCATTATTGAAGTAACACACAAAAAGGCTGGCTCAAACAATATTTCTGCAAGATGGACTTCAGATGCTCTTAAGTTAATTAATGGAACTGGATTAGAAATTGCTGATGGATTATTAACGCTTGGAAGCACAGCAGTTACTTCAACTGCGGCAGAGTTGAATCTTCTTGACGGAATTACTGCTGGCACCGTTTCAGCATCGCTAGCTGTGATTGCAGACGCTAATAAAGACGTTAGTGGCTTTAGAAACGTTACTCTTACTGGAGAGTTAGATGCAGCAACTTTGGATATATCTGGCGATGCAGACATTGATGGAACTTTGGAGGCTGATGCAATAACTGTAGATGGCACAGCGTTAAACGAATATATTGCTGACACAGTAGGAGGAATGGTAACAAGCAATACTGAAACAGGCATTGCTGTTACTTATGAGGATGCAGATAATACTTTAGATTTTGTGATTGGAACACTTAATCAAGACACAACAGGAAATGCAGCAACAGCTACTGCGCTTGCTACTGCAAGAAACATTGGCGGTGTGTCTTTTGACGGAACAGCAAATATTGACCTTCCGGGTGTGAACTCTTCTGGTAATCAGAATACAAGCGGCAATGCTGCTACTGCTACAGCGCTTGCTACTGCAAGAAACATCGGAGGTGTTTCTTTTGACGGAACTGGCAATATAGACCTTCCGGGAGTGAACTCTGCTGGTAATCAAAACACAAGTGGAAATGCTGCAACGGCTACAGCGTTAGCAACTGCTCGCACGATTAACGGAACTTCTTTTGATGGCACAGGCAATATTACGGTTACAGCGGCTGCTGGGACTGTTACTGGTGCAACATTAAATAGTGGGGTTACTGCTTCGTCTTTGACTTCGGTTGGAACGTTGACTGGCTTAAGTGCCACAGGTGCTGTGACGGTTGGGGTTGATGACACTGGGCATGATGTAAAGTTCTTTGGCGCAACTTCTGGTTCCTACATGTTGTGGGACGAAAGTGCTGACTCACTTCTTGTTGTGAACGGCAACATGCAGTTGAACGTTGGTCAAGGAATAAAATTTGACCGTAGCGGAACGGCTAATCATGTTCTGTTCAAAGAGACTCCTTCTAGTTCTACTTACGCTACTGGCGATGATGTGGTTCTTCGTAACCCCAACGGTTCAGATATTGTGTTTCAAACAGGCGGTTCAAATAACCGAATGGTTATTAGGAATAACGGCAGAGTTGGTATTGGCAATATTGCACCAGAGAGTGATTTACACATAACGAACGCTAGTACCTACGTCCGAATACATCTTGCTGGATCAAGCTCTGGCTACACCCAATCGGATATCCGTTTAGATACGAGTGACAGTCATCGTGGTGCTGGAGTTTACGCTTTTAATAGTGACAGTGATGTAACGTGGTTTTGGGGAAACGTTTACAACGCTGGTGACACATGGGGAATATGTCGTAAAACTGGTTCTTCTATGGACCAGTCGGCAGCGGATTCTGGAAGCCTTCTGTTTCAGATTGGTTCTAACGGTGCCGCATACAACGTGACTGGCACATGGGGGACAATTTCCGATGAGCGTCTAAAAAGCGATATCACAACGGCGAGACAATACACCGCTGACTTAGCGGAACTGCGAGTCGTTAATTACTCACTAACTCAACGAGCCGAGATGAACGAAGAGACTGGTGAAGTTGAAATCACTCCATTAGAAGAGCCGTCTGGGAAACTATTAGGGCTTGTTGCTCAAGAGGTAGAAAAAGTATTTCCCGCAATGGTGGAAACGCGTACCGACGGAATTAAGAGCGTGAAAACTTCGGTGCTGGTTCCGATGATGCTTACCGCCATACAAGAATTAACAACAAGAGTCGCAACATTGGAGGGATCATGAGTGAATCAGAACATTTAGGTAAAGCATTACATCATTTGCAAGAAGCGATGCTTACAACAGGAGGAGATACTCCTTCAAAACCTAGTAAAAACATAAAAGAAAAAACAGACTCCGCTATAGGGATCGTTGACAAAATCAAAGACAACATCGCTTACATACTGGGGTTACCGGCAGCGATAACTGGAGCATTCGGTTTCTTATGGGAATCAAGCGCAGAAGAAGCAGCCTTACAGGATCAAGTAACGCAACTAGAAGAAGCAGTAGCAGAACTACAAGTCGGGAATGACCTATTAGGAGGGGGGACTAAAAACTTTAGTCTCGACCCATCAACAACTTCAGGGTCGATAACTCTGATACTTATTGCTGGTGGCGTCATGTTATTTATCGCCCTTCTTTATATTTATCAAAAACGCCGAAGACGTTAAATATGAGGGCCTTGGCGGGAATCCTCATCCTCTCATTACTAGGGGTTGCCTGCTCAGGGAAGGCGAAAATTGAAGAACCACAGGTAACTCAACCTGTCCAAGCAACGACTTTAGATTTAGGTTTACCTACTGAACAGTGGGAGATACCTTTCACTCCCGGTAACGATGCTTTTTCTTTTGAGAATTTCGGAGGAGGAGAACCTCCAGCAGACCTGACAGTAAACATGGCTCGAAGAATGTATGGCGATGAGCAAGCCTGCCAGTCAGTAGTCGATAACCAATGCACCCCGTTCCCTGTGATTTTACAGTTGATCGCTCAGGCAAACCGATCCATGAAAGGCGGTTTGTGTGAGGGGTTAGCAGTATTGAGTTTGAGATTATCTGGTGATGTTTCAACTATCCAGAATTTTCAACAAGTACAAACAGTCGCAGAGTTAGTCAAAGACGACCCTGCCCTGTTAAGCGAATTAGCGTTCTGGTACGTTTCACAATTCGCACCTGAAGTTCAAGAAAGGGCTTCAGTTTACAGACAGATGGAACCATTAGATTTGGCTCGCATCTTGATGGAAGACTTTCAAGAATCTGAATCCGGTGGTCAAGCAAATGGTTTCACCGTAGGCATTTACTCCGATGAAGGAGGACATGCTGTCACGCCATACAGGGTTGAGCAAAACTCTGAAGGGTACAGAATCTTTATTTACGACTCGAACTGGCCCAACCAAGAACGGTGGATAGACGTAAACGAAGACGGCTGGATATATGCTCTTGCCGCTGTGAACCCTTCAGAAGAGGCTTCTGCTTGGTCGGGTGGCGCTGGGACTATGGAACTCACACCTATGACTTCCAGAAAGCCACCTTTTAGTTGCCCGTTCTGCCCAACAGAGGGCGACGCAAAATCAGGGACACTTCTTACGGTTGCTTCTTCAGGGCAGAAGCAAGCAAGCCTCCAAGTTGAAACTAGCGACGGTCAAAGAATCGGGTATTACGACGGGCAGTTCATTAACGAGATTCCGGGTGCTACTTTCAGGTATCTGATATCAGGTCCTTCTACAGCAGACCCTGTTCTTGTTTCTTTACCAGCGACGGTAGAAACTTTCTCTGCCGACGTAAAGGTTTTAGATTCAGGCACTTCTACAGGAACTCCAGCAAGCAACGACACACAAGAACGGTTCTCGTTACTAATTCTCGACGAAGAAAGATCACTACAGGTTGAAGCAGTCTTAGAGGAAGAACCTGAAGAAGAAGAGTTGGTAGAAGGAGAAGAAGAACAATCGCTAGTCAACTTCTCTGAAGATTCGTTAGAGATCGGTGACGCTTCTGAAGCAACAGTCTCTATCGCTATCGACGCTCTCGAAGCAGAAATCCAGTTAGACGAAGGACAAGAAATTGAAGTTCAGTTCTCTTCAGATGATGCTGAAACTTTAGAAGACGAACCAGAAACAATGGACATTGGGGTTAGGAGCGAAGATGGGGAGTCTCTCGCAGAAATAGAAATCGATCTTTCTTTATACATTCTTGAAGAAGGAGAC